CGGCTTACGTATGGGTGGAGCCATCAGGGAGCAGAGCGCCATACAGATTGCAGTGGGGCAAAGTACCCTCCAGCACCACACCAAAGTTTCCACCGTTTTCGCGGCACATGAAGCGTGCAGAGCGGAGCAAGTCAATTACTGACTGGCCCGTCTGCAAGCTCCACATGCTGAACCGCTTGTGCTGTTGCATCGTGATCGCGTCGAACACATCGTCATCAATGTGATTCGTGTTCGGGTTGATCAAAGGGAGAGACCACATTAGCTGTACTTGATAGTGAGAACTTGTGGCACGCTTTCGCGCGCCTCTTTGCTGACACCTTGGTCAGCGATGAATCTGTATGCACAGTTCAGTGCATCGATACGCTGATCCCAAGCTTGCATTGAATACAAGTCATCAGCTTTTTCACGCTGGTCCTCTGCATAGCAGAGTTGCTCGTGAAGGTATTGCAAGTTGTCCATCAATCCCAGCTGTTGTAGTACTGAGGCTTGCCGTCCCAGATGCGGAAGTACTTGATCATGTCCGATACATACTGCTTACCATCAGACACCTGGATCTTCTTGCGGAAGACCTTGCTGTCAGATGCTTGCCAGGATGTGTCAGGCATTGCCTTCCCTTCTCCCCTGCCGTCGTCGTTCGTGACAACGCAGTGGATCGGCCGGAGCCATACACTTGCCTTTGTCATGCGTGTGACGACGTAGAACTCAACCAAGGTCATGTCATAGCCGTAGCTAGAACAGACAATCTGATTCAGCTCAAAGCGATCGGTCTGGAGTGTTGCAGCTGTCATTGAAGTGAGGAATAAAGAGTTGCCCAGGATGTGAAGTCCTGGGTTTTATGTCACGAACTGTATTCGTGGCGTCTCTCAGGCGGAACTAGAGCAGAGAGCCAATCAGTGATCTGATGGGCACATTCTTCTGCTTTCGTCTCATCTTCGAGATCGCATTCTTGGTGAATCCAGGTATAAGCAGCGGTGAACATAAGTTCGTCGCTGTACTCGTCCCTGGAAACCCAATGATGAACAACGGGCAGAAGCGCCCGTCGTCCATCACCGATAACTCGTTTTTCTGTATCAGTGAAAGCCATGGTCAGAGAAAGGAAGGAAGTTCAGGAGAGAGTGTCTCGACTCTGTAGCAGAATCGATCGCCGTTGACTGCACGGCAGAGCCGAGCGAAAAGCTCAGCCTGCTGCTTGGTGCGCGGGCGTGATCCGTGAGCAGGAACCCAGCCGGAGCGGATCCCTGCGTAGCGGGTGACAAGGTGTCTCATGCTTCCTCCTTTTCAAGAGTGCGGGCGAGCTGACTAGACAGATCTTCGAGAAATGCCTTGACGCTTGCGTCTTCCTTGCGATACCCGAGCTGAGATAGGTAACTGGTAACAGCGCCACGAAGGACGGCGTTAGTCAGACCATCAAGCTCCAAGCGATCGCCCGTGTTGGTATCACGGAGACAGATCCGGCTTTCGTCACTGTATGAACTGCTGTATAGCTCCACAGTGCAGGCAGCCAGGCCGCTGAACGTCTGAGTCGTTGCGCTTTTCATGTCACTGAAAGTTGGTAGGATCCTTGTGTTACATCCCCGCTATTTCACGCGATCGGGGCCACCGAGCCAGACTCTTCGGGCAGCCTGGAGCACCTCAGTATTCAGCAGCACGGGCACGCACCTATAGCTTCCGGATAGCCGGACCTTTGAAATCTGTGCTACAATACCCGGTCCCTACTGGAGCATCCTTCGCAGCGCCCTGGCAGCCTGACGGCCCGGCATTTCTGCTTCTTACCTCTTCGGTTCTGGGTGTGGGAGCGGTGCGGGTAGTGCTTCCCCCTCCACTCTTCTAATGTAAGGGTTTGTGCTGCATAACTCTGTATCAACGGCTACAAAATCGCACATTAGGGGGGTATTGTTACAAAAGTTTACGTTCGTATCGACGAGCGGGGAACTTAAATAAATATCGCCAGATGTTTCTATTGTGCTACCGGGGGTAGGGGTCAAAAAGCAGAACTCTTATGTGCTACACCCCAAAATAAAAAAGCACCTGATATGTGGCTTTGTAACTTGCTAATCTGGCGAGAAAGGTCGTGCCTTTTGTTATGGACGAGAACACCACTGAACACAAAGAAGTAAGGCGAATCGGTGGTCCTAAAAACCCGAAGGACATCCAAGAAGCTCGAATTATGCGGCTTTACCGCCGCCAACTCGAAGGATTGCCTGCACTTCAGCTGGTTCTCGACCACGCAGCAAAAGAACAGGTGGGCCGTGCCACCGCATTCCGCGATTGGAAAGCAGTTCAAGCACTAAATCGCGAAGATTTTGAGCGCGAACGCGACGAAATGGCCTCGCGCATCTTCTCCATGCGCTCCCGCCTGTTCAATTCCGCCGTAAAACGCGGCCAAATGCAAACTGCCGCCAACGTTCTCGACTCCCTGGCGCGTATGGTCGGCTGCGACCAGCCCGAAGAAAGTAGCACATTGCCAGAAATTCACGTTAAGATCGAAAAACCCGAGTAAAACCGCTCTTTGGCGTCAAAAACACTCGACATAAGCCTTCGCCCCGCGCAAGGCGAAGTATTCAGCGCAAAAAATAGATTCCGCGTCTTAGTTGCAGGCCGCCGCTTCGGAAAATCCTATCTTTCCTGCATCGAACTATTCACCAAAGCCCTGGAACGCCCCGGCGAGACGTTCTTTTACTGCGCCCCCACCTACCGAATGGCGAAAGACATCGCCTGGAAAACGCTCAAGAAAATAATCCCCAAGGAGTACATCCGCGCCAAAAACGAAACTGATCTGCGCCTGGATCTTGTCAACGACTCCACAATCGAACTAAAAGGCACCGAAAATGCAATGGCGCTTCGTGGCCGCTCCCTTGCTGGGGTTGTACTTGACGAAGCCGCATTTATGGAATCAGAGGTGTGGTTTGAGGTCATTCGTCCCGCCCTCGCAGACAAACAAGGTTGGGCACTATTTATCTCCACCCCCGATGGAACGGCCAGCTGGTTTTATGACCTCTGGTGTTTTTGCGAAGAAGACAAAACCGGCGATTGGATTCGCTGGTGCTACACAACGATCGAAGGAGGCAACGTTCCAGCACATGAAGTCGAAGCAGCCCGCGCTCAGCTTGATTCGCGCACGTTCCGCCAGGAATTCGAAGCGTCGTTCGAGAACCTCACCGGACTCGTCGCTGTCAGCTTCAATGACACCAACATCTCCACCGAAGCCCAAGACATCTCCGTCCTCCCCCTCCTCCTAGGGGTGGACTTCAACGTCGATCCGATGTCCGGCATCTGCGCCGTCAAAAAAGACGACACCCTCTACGTCTTCGACGAAATCATGATGCGCGGCGGCGCAACCACCTGGGACTTCGCAGAAGAAGTAACCCGCCGCTACGGCGTGGACCGTCGCGTTGTTGCCTGCCCCGACCCAACCGGTGGAGCCCGCAAAACCAGCGGCGTCGGCGTCACCGACCACACAATCCTCCGCCGCAGCGGCTTCACCGTCCAATCCCCCAAATCCCCCTGGAAGATCCGCGACAAGATCACCGCCGTCAATACAGCACTACTCGATGCGAGTGGAGCCCGCCGCACCTACATCCACCCCCGCTGCAAAGAGCTAATCAAGTCCCTCCGCACCCTGACCTACGCCCCTGGAACGGGTCTACCTAACAAAAACCTAGGAGTGGACCATGCCTTCGATGCTTTCGGGTATCTTGTGCTCCAGCAGTTCAACTTGGCCAAGCCTGAGGCCATGGGAACTACGACATACCGCCTGTACTAAGGATGTTTCGTCCACTGAATGCGCCCCTCTGCCCCAAATGCGGCTCCAACGACACCCGCGTCCTCGGTAAGTACACATCACAAGACGGCGATTCAGTAAGAGACCGCACTTGCCGCGACTGCGACCACCGCTGGAGGACACTGCAGCCGCCCGAAGAGGTGCTAGACCCATCAATCCTGGTGAAGTTTCCCCGATGGAAGTCACTTGAGGGCAGCAGGCGTCAAGTAACCCTGGAATACACAACCAAGGCCCGTTAAACTAAAGACACCTCATCACCTGTTTGTCATGCCTGGTCATTACGGAGCTGGCGGCAAGAAAAAGCCCAACGGCAAGAAAAAGGGTATGAAGAAGGGCAGCAAGAAGATGCGGTGCAGCTGTGGCAAGTG